TGGCCGGGAATTTTTTTATAATAATATGAGAATATGGTTTGATATTTCTAGAATAGAAAAAGGACAGTCCGCTTTCAGATGCAATGATGCATATTTGAAGGGTTTTTTTGAATTCTTTCGAGACTGGGAAGAAGAAATAAATTGGTGGGAAGAGGATGGGATTCATACGTTGTGTTGGACGGGAGACAGTGAAGATATACTGTAACATGCTATCGAATCAGGGTACATAAAGGGTAGAAATAAGGAGTCAAAACAGTTTATGATGGATAAATTACAGAGAACAGTAGACGCAGCAAAGGATTTTGTTATCTCAGCAGAAGGCGAGCCGTTCAATAAGGAAGAGTTAAACGAAAGAATTAAAGATTTGTTTCTGGCTATATTGGTAATGCACGAAATTGAACGGACAATAAAAGGTGATAATGATGAATGAACCCATGATTGTTGATATGTTGTGGTTATTGTTGGCGGCGTTGATATTACCGTTGGCATGGATCGAATTAGAAAAGTGGTTTAATAGAGAAAATAAGGATGATGATAATGGATGACGCAGATAGAGCAAATGATTTGGTAGAAATTGCATCAGATGCCAAGATAAAGGCGGTTAGTTCGTATGTAAGCAATATACCTGAAGGAAATCCTGCTGATTGTGATTTATGTGGTGAGTGGTCAGGTCGTACAGTTAAAGGAGTTTGCGCGCCATGCAGAGACAAATACAAACTACCGTGATCAAGTGGATGCTATTCGTAGCATGGATATGGTTAACTTTAATGCTCTTTTATGTTCCGCAGGATAACATAGGGAAAGATCCAGGCGTGCAATATGTAGCTGCAAAGTTCTTTTATATGAGTGATGGCAAAAGGCTTTGTTTAAATACTGAAGGAGGTCGGTTTTATGATTCAAGAAGAAAAGGCCACGCTTAATGGCAAGAGTATAAAGTGTAACCGTGGCTGCATGATTGATAAGTTAGCTGGAATATGTGTTAGTTGCAAGAGGCACATCAGCGAGATAAAGAAGAGCAGAATAGGTTAGTTTGTGTTACAATGGGTCATGAATGATACTTACAAAGTTTATGATCCCAAATACAAAGGGAGTTGTCCACTTGAACATGAGGATCAGCAGGCGTTTATTGAATACATCCGTACAAAGTACCCGAAGACGTTCGGCGCAGTCATTGTCCATGTTGCAAATGAAGGAAAAAGAAACTTCAGGCAATCAGCTTTTGCAAAAAGACAAGGACAGACCAAGGGAGCCAGTGACATACTCATACCCGGAGTGCCCTCATTCGTCTGTGAGCTTAAGCGCAAGGACAAAGGGAAGACTAAAGTAAGTGAGCAGCAAGACGAATATTTAATCGCATCATATAAGTTGGGCGCTTTTGCATGTTTGTGTTATGGATATGATGAAGCAGTAAAGGCGTTCAATGATTACTTAAAGGTAATAAGATGACCAAGAGGAAAGATCCGAAAGACTTCAAGCCAGACGGTAGGCCAACGTTATATAAAGAAGAATATAATGAATTAGCCTTTAAATACAGCCTGTTAGGATTGACCGATGAGAGGCAAGCTGACCTATTTGATGTGTCTTTTCAAACACTTAACGAATGGAAGAAAAAACATCCAAAGTTCCGTGAGTCCTTAAAAGACGGGAAAGAGAAGGCAGACGCCACTGTAGCGGTTTCTTTGTACGATAGAGCGAGAGGGTATAGTCATGAAGAGACATATATAAAAGTGGTGTTAGGCGAGGTCGTTAAGACCAAAGTTATCAAGCATTATCCACCTGATACAGCAGCTGCATTTATATGGCTAAAGAATCGCAACCCAGGCATGTGGACAGACCGCAAAGACATTAGTGTTGGTGGAAAGGTAAGCTTTAATAGAATGACTAATGAAGAATTAGATAGTAAGATAAAAGACAAGATTAAAGATATGGATGACTAGAGACGAAAAGATTGCTTGGCTGGTAATGGTTGAGGAAAAAGAGGAGAGATTTAAAGTTAACAAGATAAAAACCTACTTCCCTGACACTGGCCCATTAAGACGTGAACTTTACCCTAAGCACACGTCTTTTTTTCGTGCTGGCTTAAAGCATAGGCAGCGTTTGATGTTGGCAGCGAATCGAATTGGGAAATCTGAATCAGTAGGGTTGTATGAGTTGACTCTACACATGACCGGTAACTATCCTGACTGGTGGGAAGGTAGAAGGTTCGACCGCCCGGTTAGAGTGTGGGCAGCAGGCGATACCAAGCAGACAGTAAGAGAGATTCTCCAAAGTAAGTTAATGGGGCCAATGGGTTGTTGGGGTCAAGGTGTAATGCCTGGGGCGAATATAGATAAGATTGTGCGTGCGGGCGGCGTGGCTGACACTATTGAAATGCTCTACATTAAGCATAGCAGTGGTGGACTAAGCCAGTTGACATTTAAGTCGTACGACCAGGGTCGAAAGTCATTCCAGGGTACAGAGCAAGACTTTATTCTTTTGGATGAAGAGCCACCAATGGACGTATACACTGAGTGTCTGCTTAGGACTATGACCAACGATGGAATGATAGCCCTAACGTTTACTCCATTGAGTGGCATGTCTGAAGTGGTGCTGTCATTCCTTCCAGGCGGAGAGTTAGCTAAATCCGAAGATAGCGATAAATACGTTCAGACTTGTTCATGGGATGAGGTTCCCCACTTATCTGATGATGTCAAAAAAGAGCTATGGGCTTCAATACCTCCATTTCAACGTGATGCCAGATCGAAGGGTGTTCCTCAATTAGGATCTGGTGCTATCTATCCTGTTCCAGAATCAGACTTCGTTATAAAGCCATTAGAAGATATCCCAGAACATTGGCCAAGAGTTTATGGCATGGATGTGGGGTGGAATAGAACAGCAGTAGTATGGGGCGCAATAGACAGGGAGTCTGATACCGTTTACCTGTACAGCGAACACTATAGAGGGCAGGCCGAGCCGTCGATTCATGCTGAGGCCATAAGGGGAAGAGGTGAATGGATTAATGGTGTGATAGATCCGGCTGCGCGCGGTAGAAGCCAAAAGGATGGTGAACAGTTACTGCAAAATTACATTGATCTTGGTCTTAACATACAAAAAGCCAATAATGCTAAAGAATCTGGTATTTATAATGTCTGGCAGCGATTGTCAGGCGGAAGGCTTAAGGTTTACTCAACATTAACCAATTGGTTGCAAGAGTTCAGGCTTTATCGTAGAGATGAGAAGGGGAATATTGTGAAGGTTAATGACCATTTAATGGACGCTACAAGATACATGGAAAATAGCGGGCTTGATATTGCAGGAACCAAGCCAGTTAAAAGAGTGCCTAATTCATCGGTACAAGGTGGATGGATGGGGTAAGTATGGTATAATGTTGACACGCACATTAGTGTGTGATATATACTCAAAGAATTCTTTAACGCAGTGATGCGCAGGGATAAAATGGAAAGAGAAGTAGACGACGAAATGGAAGGCGAAGACGGTAAGAGCTTGCTACAGGAAGCTCTTGACCGTTTTCAACTTGCCTCCGACTCAGAGAGCGACAACCGTGATAACTTTATTGCGGATACCAAGTTCGCGCGCTTGGGTGAGCAATGGCCTGAGAATATAAAAAATCAACGTGAGCAAGAGAATCGGCCTTGTTTGACATTTAACAAGATGCCAGCATTCACACGCCAAGTAGTAAACGACATACGTCAGAACAAACCAGCAATCGTTATACATCCAGTTGACGACAATTCAGATCCCGAAGTAGCAGAGATCCTTAACGGACTCATTCGCAACATAGAACAATCCAGCAATGCAGACGTAGCTTATGACACAGCAGTAGATAATGCTGTCAATGGCGGAATAGGGTACATTAAAGTAGGTATTGATTATGCTGATGAGGATACGTTCGAGCTTGATATTCGAATTGACCGAGTAAGTAACCCATTAACTATTTATGGTGACCATAGATCTACAGCAGCAGATTCTCATGATTGGGATTATTGCTTTGTAGTGGATGAGATAAGTGAAGACGAGTTTAAGGAAACATATCCTGACGCCCAGATAACTCACTTTGATGGTGGTGAAGGAAATGATTGGTTTGATGAAGATTCAGTTAGGATAGCAGAGTATTGGGTTAGAGAGAAAGTGCCTGGTACAGCCTATTTAATGTCTAACGGTCAAGAGCAAGTAATGGTTGGTGAGGAAGAGAAGGTTATTCTTGAGTCTGAAGGATTCCAGGCTATTGATGAAAGAAAGATAACTGACATTAAGGTTACCCAACATATTGTCACTGGTGCTGAAGTGCTGGAAAGTAATCCATGGCCTGGAAAGTACATCCCTTATATTCCTGTCTATGGCGATGAGGTATGGAGTGAAGGCAAGAGACACTGGCAATCACTATTCCGTCACGCTAAAGATGCACAGATATCATTCAACTACTGGCAGACTTCAGCAGCCGAAAAAGTTGCTCTCGATACAAAATCCCCATGGATTGGTGTTAAAGGCACGTTCGACGATGATCCTAATTGGTTAACAGCTAACACCAAGAATCATGCCTTCCTAGAATACAAAGGCCAAATACCTCCACACAGAACGCCAGCTGGTGGCGTACCATCTAGTGACTTATCCTTAGTGATGCAAGCCAGTGACCTAATGAAGGGCATTATTGGCATTCATGATGCCTCACTTGGCGCAAGAGGTAACGAAACCAGCGGCAAAGCTATCATAGCCCGTCAACGTGAGGGTGATGTTTCAACCTTCCATTTCAGTGATAACTTAGCGCGCGCAATACGTCACGAAGGACGGATTATTATTGACCTAATACCAAAGATTTACAACAAAGCAAGGATTGTGAGGACATTGGGCGAAGATGGCATCCCTAAGTCAGTTAAGGTTAATGAGCAAGTAGAAGAGAAGGGTGAATACAAGATTTATGATCTAACTTCAGGTAAATATGACGCCACAGTAAAGAGCGGCCCAAGTTTCACCTCTAAGAGAGAAGAGGCAGCCACTCAGATGATGGAACTGATACGTGTATACCCTGCTGCTGCTGAGCGCATAGGTGACTTGTTAGCCAATAACTTGGACTGGCCTGGTGCTAGTGACATAGCCAAGAGATTGCGTCCACCAGGCATTGAGGATGATGAGCAAGACCCTCAAGTTGTCCAAATGAAGCAACAAATGGAGCAGATGAAAGCGCAGGGTATGCAGATGATTAAGGAGCTGCAAGGCAAACTAGATGAAGAAACAAAGAAAGCAGAAGACACATCAGCAAAGAATCAAATAGAAGCACAGAAACTCAAGATCTCTGAGTATGAAGCAGAAACAAAGAGAATGGAATCTGTACAATCAGGAATGACGCCGGAGCAGGTGCAACAGCTTGTATTACAGACAATTCAACAACTCAATAGTATATAGAGGTAATTATGAGCGAAGAAATCACAGAAACAGTAGAAAACGTCGGTACTCCCGAAGCAGTAGAAAACGAAGAGATTGAAGAAGGTTATAACGATGATGAGGTTGAAGGTAATGAAGAAACCAATGAAGAAGATGCCAGCGAAGAGACCGATGAAGAAAACCCCGAGGTACTAGATACTGATGAGGTTGAGCTTGGAGGCAAGAAATACAATGTGCCCAAGGCGGTTAAAGAAGCTGTCATGCGCCATGATGACTATACCAAGAAGACAACGGCATTGGCGGAGTCACGCAGGGCATTAGACACTACGCGCCAAGACACATCAGACTATCTTAAGATACAGGAAGAGTTACTGGGTGATAGAGCTTCCATTAACTCAATGGATGAAAGACTTAAAGAATTCGATAATGTTGATTGGAACACATTTATAGAGAATGATCCAGTCACAGCTCAAAAGTATCAAATGCAGGAACAGCAGTTACGTGCAGCTCGTGATAGAGCGGCTAAAGGACTGCAAGAGAAAGGGCAGCAACTCTCCGTCAACCAACAGCAAGTAATTGCCAAGGCGGTCGAAGAAGGCGAGAAGGTGCTAGCGCGGGATATTCCCAATTGGAGCAAAGATCTAGATGCAAAGTTACAGCAATTCGCAGTGGATAAATTTGGTTTTGACAAGGATGGCGTAGCACGGTCGAAAGCAGATCCCAGACTGTATATGTTGCTGAATATGGCGTATCAAAATAATGCTGCAAGCGAGAAACCGACCAAGCAAAACTCAATTAAACCAGTAGCCAACATCAAAGCCAAGACGGTTAAAAACCAGAAAGACCCGGCCAAGATGAGTATGTCTGATTTCACTAAATGGAGACGAAACCAGATATCTAAAAGAGGTTATGGCTCAAATTGATTAACTTTTAACCTAACGCCGCGAGGCACGGAGATTTAATAGCATGGCTAATACATTTAAAGTTGTTGATATGGTAACCAAAGAGGCATTGCGTATCGCGCATGAGAAACTTGCCTTTATTGGTACCGTTGACCGGCAATATGATTCATCATTCAAAGATAGCGGGAAAGGCAAGCAAGGAGCGTCACTACGAGTCCGTGAGCCTAACCAGTACAAGCGGCGTCAAGGTTCCAGGGTTATGGATGTAAAAGACCAAGACGAAAGCACACAGACCATTACCTTAGCTACACAGGATGGCGTTGATATGCGCTTTAATTCTGCTGAGCTTATTCAGTCAGTAAATAGTGGTGCTGCTTTCGATGATCTTTCCAAAAACTACATTGAACCAGCTGTATCCGTGTTAGTTTCAGGTATTGAAGCCGACTTTCTGTCATTTTCAACCAAAGCTGTTTATAACCTTGCAGGTACAGCAGGAACCGGCATAACAACGCTGGCAACACCTGGAATTGCAAGAGCTAAGCTTAATCAGCAATTAGCGCCTAAAGATATGCGATCCATCCAGATGGATTCCATCACAATGGGCGGATTGGTCAATGGTATGTCAGCATACTTTAACCCTACCAATAAGATTGGTGAGCAGTACCGTGAAGGTTTGGTGTCTCGCACATCAATGGCTGATTACTACGAGAATGAGCGTGTATTTACGATGGCGAACTCAGCTGACGTTCTGGGCGCAATCAACGCTGGAACGCTAACATCAGGCATTACCAACTTAACGGTTAATAACTTAAGTGACGCGCCTACTGAGGGCATGGTTTTTACTGTCGCCGGTGTATATGACGTCCATCCAGAGACCAAGACAGCTTATCCTCACTTGAAGCAGTTTGTTTGTGATGATACCTGTACCACTACAAACTTAAGCTTTACACCTGCAATTAAATTCGACACAGATGATGCCAAGCAAAACGTATCGGGCGCTCCCCTTACTACCGCAGCTATTACTTTTGTCGGTGCAGCTTCTACGAACTACGTTCAACAGTTGATGTACCACAAAGAGGCATTCCAGTTTGTTACTGCGGATCTACCTTTAATGGATGATGCTCAGAAGTGTGTACGTAAAGTTCAAGACGGCTTAAGTGTTCGCGTGTGGATGGGCAGCGATATCCGTAACGACGAATTGCTCATGCGTCTAGATATTCTTTATGGAATGGCATCTTTGAGACCAGAGTGGGCTTGTCGCATGATCGGTGCAGCTAACGCTTAATTTTATTATAGGAGATTCACAAACATGTTAGAGCAATTAGGATATAACGGCCCGAGTGGTTGTGTCGCACCAGGACAACACACAGAGGTTTTGGCGGTAGGTTCAGCAAGAACATTATTGCCATCCGATTCAGGTGCCACGGTTTTACTTGATACCGCAACGGGCAGCGTGGCCACATTACCGGCCCCAGTTGCTGGTATGGAGTTTACTTTTATCGCAACGGCGTCAGTAACAAGTAACTCACATAAAATCAATACTGATTCAGCTGCTACCTTTATCGGTGGCGGATTGACTCAGGTTATTGGTGCCAGTTCTACAAGTGAAGGCCAAGTTGGCGATCCTACCAGTGATGTGACAATCACCATGAATGGATCAACTACCGGCGGTTTGCTAGGTACGGTTATTACAGTAAAAGCTATATCAAGTACTGTATGGATGACCGGGTCAAGTGTTGTGGTTGGATCGGGCACATTGTCAACGCCTTTCGCTTAATTAAAATAGGGCCTCCCTTCGGGGAGGTTGATATTATGTTAATGAGACATCAAGATCACGGATTGCATCATGTTTATTCAATAAATGAGCAAGAAGAACATGAAAAGAATGGATGGGTTCTTGTGGAGCCAGAAAAGGAATTGCCTGTAGATCTAGAACAGAATGAAGTTGTAATTCCAAGAAAGAAGTCTAAAAAGGGTCGTTAAGTGCCATATTCAAACTATACGGATCTGCAGGCCGCCATTGCTAATAGAATGCATCGCACCGACTTGACGTCAGATATAGTCGACGCGATAACATTGGCAGAAAAAAGGGCTAACCATGATTTGAAATTAACAGACATGGAAAAAGAAGTTGAATTAACTGCGGTTATTAGCAGTAATGCCTTAACGATACCAACTGACTTCGGTAAGCCTATAGCCCTGTATTTAACCACTTACCCACCAAGGTACGAGGTGCGCTTCGAATTGCCTGAGGATATGCAAGAATACATCAGCAACGGGCCTGCCAGAGCATGGACAATAGATGGCGTTGGCATTAAGACTGATTCACCTGCCGATATTGCATACACTTATGACTTCAGGTACTCATTAGAATATGACATCGCCACAAGCACAACAAACACCTTACTGACTAACTATCCAGAGGTTTACTTTTATGGCGCGCTTATAGAGGCATATTTGACCACTGAAGACCCAGAGAGGGCCGCCATGGCCGCAATGAGATACCAGGAAGCAATGAATATGGCTAAACATGACACGCAAGCCAACAGAACATTAAAGACGCTAGGAGTTGACTCGGGCCTTATGGGCACCCCAGGCGGTAAACGCAACAGAATATTCGAGGGTTATTAATATGGCACTAGAAACTGGCACTTACATAAGTGACTTGGTAGAGACCAACCCAACAGCAACAGATCCAAAGAGCGAGGGTGATGATCACCTAAGATTACTTAAAGCCACCATTAAAACAACCCTTCCAAATATTGATGGAGCTGTCACAGCCACACAGGACGAATTAAACTTACTTGATGGTGTAACCGCCACCACAGTAGAATTAAACCTCTTAGACGGCGTAACAGCTACTACAGCAGAGATTAACCTACTTGATGGCGTAACAGTTACCACAGCAAACATAAACTCAGTGGTAGACCGCGCACCTCTTGCCAGCCCTGCATTAACCGGCGTACCAACAGCGCCAACCGCAACTCTGGCGGATAACAGCACAAAGATTGCCACAACAGCATATGTGGACGCAACATCTACGAATGCAGCTGTACCGGTTGCTGGCGGCGATGATGGTAAGTTATTTGGCAATAATGGAACTATTGCAACTTGGACAGGCACGTTAAACGCAGACAATAATTACATATTTGATGACACTGATACAACTAAGCATATTCAGTTGGATTTATCGAATATTACGACAAGCACGACACGAACAATTTCCTTTCCTAATGGAAGTGACACTCTAGCGGGTGAGAGCACAGCAGCCACACTGAGCAACAAAATAATCCCCATTAATGACAATAACCTTACAATTAGGGATGGAGCGAGCACGACTAAGACGGCTCAATTTCAACTGTCTGGGTTATCTACTAGCACATTAAGAGTTATGACGCTAGCCAATAATGACATGATTCTGGATACACCGGGATGGCGATTATTGTCTGTTGTTGATGGCGCTGCGTCTGCCACGGCAGATATTGAATGGACAGCGGGAAGTTATGAGAGATTGGTTATAGTTGGAGATGGAATACTTCCCGTGAGTAATGGCGTCACTTTTCGGGCTCGATTTAAAATAGGTGGTGCTTATAAATCTGGGGCTTCAGAATACTATACCAGTTTTCTGGGCGCGGCTTGTGGAATTACCCCATCAGGATCTAGTAACGCATCGGGATCTAAATCAGAAATGACATTATCGGCTGGTGCTGCGACATGGACAAATGTCTCTCCTTTTTCCTTGGGGTCAGTGGAGTTGAACATAGGTAATCCTGACCACGCAGGAATTAATTCAGTAAGGGCGTTCATAGAATACTCTAGCACAGCATCGGCACGGGCACATGGAA